CGACCGCGTTCATCCGCACCACCTTGTCGTTGCCGCGCGACGGTGTGTACTCAGCCACGGGGATGCCCATATTTCTCAACTCATATATCAAAGGCGCACCCGCCGCCTTCTTTTCCACGATGAACGCGTCTGGCTCCCACTCCTTGTAGTGCTTGAGCGCGACTTGTTTGAGTTCGGGGAACGCCATCCGGTCTTTGAAGGCATCGAGGAGTATGAGTTGGGGAGAATCCCCTTCCTCTTCGTTATAGAACACGCCCCAGGTGGTGCAGGCGCTGAAGTCGGAGGTGGTCTTTGTCTCGAACGCCGTGTCCCAAGACTGGATCACGTACTCGCACTGCGGGGGGTTTTCTCTTTCCCATAACCTCCAATGCTGCCGCCCCACGATGGCAGACGAGTCTGCCGTAGGCTGCTGCATGTACTGCGCGTTCCAGAATCTGGGGTCGAGGTTAGCCTTTTTGGACTTGAGTTGATCCAGCGGCCACTGGTCTGGCCACAGAGATTTCTCTGTGTCGGTGTTTTCATTCAAGATCGCGGGCAGTTCCACGATCTCCCACTGGTCGGCGTCGGGGTTCTTCGTTTGATAATCTATTAAACGGCCTGTAAGGTCCAGCAGCGACCACCGCGTCATGATGACGATGATGGCGCCCCCAGGCATCAAGCGTTGCAGCGGGCCTGTTTGGAACCAGTTCCACGCCGTGTCGAACGCGAGGCGGCTGTTTATCTTTACGTCTTGCTCAGAGTGAGGATCGTCAATAACGAACAGATCAGCACCGCGACCAGCCAGAGCACCACCGACACCAGCAGCGTAATACTGGCCTCCCCTGGAGGTTGACCACTTTCCGGCTGCTTTTTGGTCTTCGGCAACACAGGTTTCGGGGTACAACTCGGCGTATTCATCGGAGTGTATTAAGTTCCGTATCCGTCGTCCGAAGTCCTCCGACAAACCCGCTGTGTGCGTGCCCATGATGATCTTCTTCTCTGGGAAGCGCCCCAGAAAGTATGCGGGGAACAGGTAAGAACTGAATTCGGACTTACCCATACGCGGGGCGATGTTGATGATCACCCGCTTTTTCTTACCCGCAAGCACGTCCTCGAAGATGCGAGCCAGCTTTTTATGGTGCGGACCCACCTTGAACCCAGGGTAGACGTGCTTGGCGAACTCAATCAGGCTGGTTTTGGCCAGTTTCCGGGACAGGCGGCGCTCTTTTTCCTCCAGCGCCTCAAAAAGCTCCATCTTCTCCTGCAAAGACATGGTCGGCAGCGCCGCTTGAAGCGCGGCAAGCTCACGCGGGGTGAGAGAAGTTAGCTGATCAAGCCTCATCCGGCGTTTCCGGGGTTTGAGGGGGCGTTTCTTGGACGTCTTCCTCGTCGGTCGCCACGTCTATGACGTCCGTGACCTGCATGAAGCGGTTGATCTTCTCCTTGATCTTGGCTTCTATCTCGGCGTCGGACAGGGTATTGTTCTTAACCTCGACGCGCTCCGTGAACAGCGCCACTTCCGTCACCCGCCCGAGCATATCGAGCGCCTTCAGCCGGATTTTTGCGTCGGGGTGCTTGGTTTCCTCAAGGATTTGGCTCACGGCGTAGCCGCGAAGCTCCTTGGCCTGCTCTACAAACTCCCAGTCGTAGGCAGTCAGCATCCCCGTCAGGTGCCGAACGGCAGGCGGGGTCTTGAGTTGCATCAGCGCCTTGCGCTGTTCATCCGGGGTTTGGGTCGTCAGGGCTTGAAACGCTTGTTGGGCGGTTGCTGCAGCGGCAGATTTCAGGGCGTCATCCGTGGATGGGGCGCCCATCTTCTCCAACCAGTCCGCCGTATTCAACTGCGCGCTGACGATATCGTCGGGCGCGGCCTTATCGAGCGGGGTGACGCTCTGCGGCGTAGCAGGAGGCGGGGTGAAATCCAACAAGTGTTCAAGCATTTCCAAGCGGGGCTTGTGACCGAATAGCGCGGAGTGTATATTCGCACCCGGCATGTACGCAAGTTGGTTCATGCTTTCTCCTCTCTGTTGCAGGTTGCAACTTCCGCCCCGGCTGAAAAGCGCGGGGCTTTTTTTTTCGCCTTGGTGTGTCAAAGGTTGGACTTAGTTTTGTTACATTTTTATAATATACCGGGGGGTATTTAATTTATTTTGGTATGGGGGTGGGTTTCTATATTGGGTATTTGGAGCGAGTTTGGGGAAAATAGCGGGAGCGGGTGGAGATTAGTGTTCTAAATATGTCGGGTCATGTCAGCCAATATCGGGGGGTGGGGGGTGGGTGGGGTCGCCAAAACCCCAAAACCATTTGCCGCGAATCGGCCAGATAACCCCGATTGCTACAGTTTAGGTGTCGGCGGGGAGTTCGCCCCACCGATATTCAACCCATTGGGGGTGAGGTCACCCCCTTTTCTTTCGGAGATTAATCATGGCCACATTCAAGTCCCACGTTATCGGCGCATGCGCCGCAGGCGATGCACTGCAGGCGCACGCCACCGCGCTCATCGAGCACGCCAAAGGCATGCCCTACCTCGCATACCGCAACGAAGTCGCGACCATCATCGGCGAGAAGTACGGTGTGAAACCCCACGCGAGCCAACTCAACAAGGGGCAACTCACCTTCGCCAAGGACAGCGCGCCGTACCAAAAGCTCAAGGCCCTGGCCGCGCTGCATCCCAAGCAACCCAAGGGCAGCAACAAGGGCGAGCCGGTCGTCGTGCCTGCGGCGCTGCTGCGCGCCACTCAGCGTGCCGTGATTGACGCTGGCCTGACGAAGCGGCAGTTCGACGCCTTCGTTGCGCAACTGCGCGAGTCGGTGGACTTCAAGTGATTGGGGGTGGGTTCACCCCCTTTTTCCGCCACGCAACCCCGAACGCGAGGGGGGTTGCGTTATTCCGACTGTTTCCTCGCCACTTTTGACACTGGAGAACCGACCATGACCAAAGACCACCTGAACCACCTGCTACGCGCCGTGATGGACATGGAGCACCGCACCCGTGAACCCATCAGCAAGGAGGGCTACTGGGCGATGTCTGCCCTGGCCCAGGAGTGCGAAGCCCCGCAGTTCGTCATCGAGTACTTCGCCTACAAGGCTGTCTGCGCCGAACCCACCACCCAGGAGTGAACCATGCCCCACATCAACCGCCACCAACAGCGTGCCCTGCCCCTGCGCGGGCACCCAAACCCCAAGGCCAAGGAGGAACTCAACAGGATCAGGGAACGCCTGATCCGCGAGATCGAAGAGCGCGAAGGCAAGGCCGAGATCAAGTACTGGGAGCGCAGGACTTGGCTTTGGAAGTGAACGAAAGGGGGTGGCTTCACCCCCTTTGTCGCCCGGTCGATGGCCGGGCGACATTTTGTAAGGTTCTTGGTACTTGGCCGGGGTGCGAGCAACCGTGGACGCACAAGTGGGTAGCGTAAGTCCTTGATTTGCAAAGACATACACACTACTACTACCACCTAACCTTTATTTATATATATGTAGTGGTAGGTAAATATTTATGTGTATGTGTGTGGCTTCCTTCTGTCCTTCCTTTCCTCCTTTCCCTTTGCTACACTTTCCCCGCCGAGGGTAGTGTGGTAGTCAACCCCCTTTTCCCTATGCAAATCAACGACTTGCTCTACCCACTTTTGCGTCCACGGTTGCTCGTACCCTGGACACTTTCGGCTGAACTACCACCAAACAAGGGTAAACCATGACCTCTGAGATCGACCTTTCCCCCGTCTTCAAGCGGTGTCTGTACTGCGGCAACGAGTACCCGATCCGCTTCTTCCGGCGTTGGCACATGATGAAGTTCCGCGTGATGCCCACCTGCAGTGGCTGCACACCGGCCAAGACACTCAAGCAGATGACCCCGGCGGAGCGCAAGCGGGCGCTCGAAACATCCCACCGCACGCACTCGGTTGCGTTCATCAACGAGATGAACCAGCGCGAGAAGGATCACAACTACAACAGCAAGCTCGCCGACCTGCAGTACACGAGGCGTGCCCGCAAGCGGCGGGCGAACTGGCGCTTGGCCATCCTTGAGCAGGCGTACACCGAGGTGCGGTGGGCCAGGGCTGCGCTTGCTCGGTACGGCAAGGCTGTCGAAGGCAGGCCCGAACGCAAACCCTACATCGAGTTTTTCGAGGAGTACATAAAGGTATTGGAAAGCCTTGTGGAATCTGCCGAGGTGCGGGCCAACGACGACCGCGCCCCATTAAAACCAACCGCCGAGGAGAGTAACCCGATTACTTATATCGACCCGTTGATGTTTAGTTATTTGAAGGAGTTGTACAACAAATGCCCGGTAATACCGGGAACACGCGCACCACGCGACCCGTGGATTCTGTATTGGAAGAAGTAATCAACGGGGACAAATGTCCCCATCAACAACGAAGGAGAAAGCAAATGAAATTTGTGCATCACAACACGGGCGAGTGGGTTCGCCCCAATCCTTGGTCAACCGTGCGCCGCTACCCATCGGACGCTCAGGTGCGGGAGTACGACTCCATCGAGGCCATCGACAACGCTTGGCTGCGCAACACCTTCGAGTGGATGCTCAAGGAGGGGTTGGACGTGACCCAGTGCGGGTCGGATGTGTTTCAGATTCGTCAGTGAAAGGAGAGACAGCATGAAGGTACGAGACTGGGAGTGCAGATGTGGCCACGCGTGGACTGCCCCGGTAGTGCTCGCCAAGCACACGCCCAACCTGTCGGGTGAGGCCACGCAGTGGTGTCCCCGGTG